CCAAGCTAAGGTCCGCTGCATCGGCAACTCGCCGCCCGCGTGGGACAACGGGGGCTCGTCCGGCTCGCAGGTAGCCAGGTTCACGCCGGTCTACGACACCGACCCGCAGCACCCGAACTTCGAGTGGTCGAAGTACACGCCGTCCGGCTACATCGAGCTCACCATCACCAACGAGGCCGCGTTCAGCGCCTTCGAGGTGAACGGCGAGTACCTGCTCACCTTCGAGCCCGTCGCCGCCCAGTAGCGCAGGCACGCAAGCACCACCCCGGAATGAGGCAACCATGGCCATGAAGCCGATGCCGCGCATGACCAGCGGCCCGAACGCCGGCGCACCGGTCCCCAAGAAGTACCGCGCACTGCCCGCGTCCGACTTCGCCCTGTCCAAGGGCAGGTACCCGGACAACACGGTCAAGCGCGCCCGCAACGCCCTCGCCAGAGTGGCGCAGAACGGCACCCCAGCGCAGCAGGCCACCGTCAAGGCCGCAGTCGCACGCAAGTACCCGGCGATCAAGGTCGCCGGCAAGAAGCCCATGCGCAAGGGAATGTAACCGTGGGCCAGCACAGCGTCCGCAGCCAGGCCCAGCAGCGCTACCTCTTCGCCACACACAAGACCTTCGCAAAGCGCTGGTCGATAGCAGCAGGCGAGACCGGCCCGAAGGGCAACCCGGCATCGAGAGCTGCCTACCATCGCCTGCCAGTCCGCAAGGGAATCCGCAAGCGAGCATGAGAGTGGTCACGATCAGTAACCACCCCGGGGTTACCCCTCCCCCCTGCCAGTACCGTCACCGGCCTCGCATAGCACCTCGGCTTTTACGTACGTATCGTCACGTTTTCGATTAACGGAAAGTAATCATCAATGAATGAGAAGCCGCCGACCGGGCTGGGCGCCAAGGCGCGCAAGTTCTGGCTTGCCGCGGTTTCGGAGTTCGGTTTCAGGCTTGACGAGCTGCGCGTGCTCGAGGACGCGTGCCGCGAGATGGACCTGATCGACCGGATGGAGAAGGAGCAGCGCGGCAGGCCCCTGATTGCGCGCGGCTCGCAGGGCCAGGAAGTGGCGGCGCCCCTGATCCAGGAGCTGAGGCAGCACCGGGCGACGCTGGCGCGGCTGCTGTCGCAGCTGGCGATCCCGGATGAGGGCGCCGAGGGCGGCGACGCGTCGCGGTCGGCGGCGGCCCGCGAGCTGATCATGGCCCGGTGGCGGCGTGGCTCATAGGCAGGCCGCGGACGACACCGCGGAGGTGACCGCGGCGGTCGTCGGCTGGTACCGCGGAGAGCTGGCCGAGCCTGCGCGGTTCCCGTGGTCGGGTTCGCGGGCGAGCTGGCGGGAGAAGCCGGGTTCTCCGCTGGTGCTGCCGGTGCCGGAGCTGATCGGGCCGAGCTGGCAGACGCGAGAGGGCCGCTGGCTGCTGCCGGAGTACAGCCTCGGGTGGGGGATGCTGGGCTGGTACGGGACGTGGCTGCAGTTGTCGCCGGGGGTTGCGTGGCGGCACACGCTTGAGCAGGCGCGGTGGACGCTGTGGTGGTACGCGGTTGACGGGCGCGGCCGGTTCACGCACCGGGACGCGGTTTTGCAGCGGCTGAAGGGGTGGGGGAAGGACCCGCTGGCGGCGGCTTTGTGCGCGGGGGAGATGCTGGGCCCGTGCCGGTTCGCCGGGTGGGATGCGGACGGCCAGCCGATAGGTGAGCCGCACCCGCAGCCGTGGGTGCAGACGGCGGCGACGTCGCTCGAGCAGACGAAGAACACGATGCTGCTGTTCCAGTACCTGTTCACCCCGGCGGCGGTCGCGAAGTGGCGTTTGCAGGTGCTGAAGGAGAAGGTGCACGGCGCAGGCGGGGCGCTGATCGAGGCGGTCACGTCGTCCCCGGCGACGCTTGAGGGCGCGCGGAGCACGTTCGTGCTGATGAACGAGACGCAGCACTGGAATGCGTCCAACTCGGGCCATGACATGGCGGACGTGATCGAGCGGAACGTGACGAAGAGCCCGGACGGGGCGGCGCGGACGCTGGCGATCACGAACGCGCCGATGCCGGGCGAGGACAGCGTGGCTGAGCGGACGCGGGACGCGTGGGAGCTGGCACAGTCGGGGAAGGCGGCGGATGTCGGCCTGATGTACGACTCGGTTGAGCCGCCGGCGGGGGCGCCGCTGCCGGAGGTCGGCAATGAGCAGGCTGAGGAGTTCGCCCGTGAGGTGATCCGGGCGGTGCGGGGTGACTCGACGTGGCTGGACGTGGACCGGATCTTGCAGTCGATGCAGGACGTGCGGAACGCGCCGAGCAGGTCGCGGCGGTTCTGGTACAACGAGCTCCATTCGCCGGAGGACGCGTGGTGCGCGCGGGCCGAGTGGGAGGCGTGCAAGGTCGAGGGCCTGGAGCTGGCTGACGGCGACTGGATTGTCCTGTTCGGTGACGGGAGCAAGAGCGACGACGCGACGGCGCTGGTCGGCTGCCGGATGGATGACGGTGCAGTGTTCCTGCTGGGCTGCTGGCAGCGCCCGCAGCACGCGAAGGACTGGCGGGTCGACCGGGCTGAGGTTGACGGGGCGGTGACGGACGCGCACGGGCGGTTCCGGGTGTGCGGCTTCTTCTGGGACCCGGCGCCGGGCACCGATGAGGAGACGGGCGACCGCTACTGGGACGATCTGGTGACGGAGTGGGCGCTGCGCTGGGGCGAGACGTACTTCACGAGGGCGAGCGATAAGCACGCGGTGAGCTGGCCGATGGACAAGAACCACCCGGCGAACGTGCGCGACTTCACCGTCGCGGCCGGACAGGGGCGGGCGGACGTGACGCGGCGCGACCTGCCGCACGACGGGAAGCGGCTGCTGCGGATCCACGTGTGCAACATGCGCCGGCGCCTGAACAAGTGGGGCGTCTCGGTTGGCAAGGAGCACCGTGAGTCGTCGGCGAAGATCGACGCCGGCGTGTGCGTGATCGGCGCGCGGATGCTGCGCCGCCGGGTGCAGCTGTCTAAGGAGTGGATGCGCGAGCTCCGTAAGGCGCGCGGTCAGGGAAGGGTGGTGGTTTTCCGGTGATCGAGCCGCCGTGCAGTTTCCGGGCTGTCTTTCACTGGCCGACGTTCTACCGGTACCGCGTGGGCTTGCCTGGCTTGCGCGTGACGCCGAACCGCTATGGCCGCGCCGCGATCGGCCTGGCGCTGGTTGCCGGCCGTTACGCCTACTGCGTGAAGTGGGCGGACGCGGGGGCGGTTTTCCGGTGAGCATCCTGTGGGAGACGCCGGCGGCGATACCGCTTGACCTGGCTAACGACGTCCTGTCGGCGGATGAGCAGGAGACGGCTGACCGGCTGCTGCACCGGCTGAACGCGGACCTGCCGTTCCTGCAGGTGCACGCTGAGTACTACTCCGGTGAGCAGCGGATGCGGCACCTGGGGATCAGCGTCCCGCCGGAGCTCGAGCACAAGCTGCGGGCGGCGGTCGGCTGGCCGCGGGTGATCGTCGACGCGATCAGGTACAAGCTGCGGGTGTCCGGGTTCCGGTACCCGGCGGAGCTTGAGGCCGATACGCAGGCGTGGGACATCTGGCAGGCCAACAAGATGGCGGCCAAGAGCCAGCTTGCGCACCTGGCGTGCCTGAAGTACGGCCGGTGCTTCCTGGTGGCCGGGTCAGACGGCCCGGACGGCATGCCGCTGCTGACGGCGGAGTCGCCGACGACGATGGCGGCTGAGTTCGACGCGGGCACGCACCAGGTGACGTCCGCCTTGCAGCTGTACAGGTTCTACGGCGGGGCGGCGGCGGCACTGTACCTGCCGGGCCAGACGATTCACCTGGTGCGCCCGGCGAGCACCATGCCGGGCGTTACGCAGGGCTGGGAGCTGCGCGAGCGGGACAAGCACGGCATGGAGCAGCCGCCGGTGACGATGCTGGTGAACCGGTCCGAGCTTGAGGACCTGTACGGGCGCAGCGAGATCACGCCGGAAGTCATGAGCATCACCGACGCGGCATGCCGCCGGCTGCTCGGCATGGACGTGGCCAGCGAGTTCTTCGGCACTTTGCAGCGGTACATCATCGGCGCGGCGATGAGCAACTTCCAGACGCCGGACGGTGACCCGATCGCGGCGTGGGAGAGCTACATCGGCCGGCTGCTGGTGCTGGAGCGGGATGAGGAAGGCAACGTGCCGGCGGTGGGCACGTTCCAGGCGAACAGCCCGCAGCCGCTGATCGACGTGCTGCAGCTGTACGCGCGGCTGATGAGCTCGGTGTCACGGGTATCGCCGCACCGCCTCGGCCTGAGCACGGACAACCCGGTGTCGGCTGAGGCGATCAAGGCGGAGGACGCGCAGCTTGACGAGCTGGCCGTATCCAAGCACGACGCGTACTCGGACGCGTGGATGCAGCACATGCAGCACGCGCTGATGATCGCGGGCGGCGGGACGCTGCCGGGGGGAGCGCGGCAGCTTGAGGTGCTGTGGGCGTCGCCGTCGGTGCCGTCGCCGGTCACGCTGTCGCAGGCGATGCTGTCGCAGGTGCAGTCCGGCGCGGTGCCGCCGACGTCTGACGTGGTGCTCGAGCAGCTGGGGTACACGCCGGTGCAGATCGCGCGGATCAAGGCTGACCGCGAGCAGGCGGCGTCCGAGATCAACCTGGCGGCGATCGCCGATGCCCTGTCCAGCGGGACGCTGGCTAAGGAGCTGGGCGCGGACGCGGGGCTCGCGGCGCCGCAGCAGGCGGATAAGACGGCGGCCGCGAACGCGGCGGGTGCCGGTGGCCAGCAGCAGCCAGCCGGCCGCTGAGTACCAGCGGCAGCAGGCGGCGCTGTCGCAGGGGCTGACGGCGCAGGTCAGTGCCGCGTGGGACTCGCTGCTCGTTGTCGGTAACCTCACGGCGTCGCTCCCGGTGCTGTCGGCCGGGATAGCGGCACTCGTAGCCCGTTACGGGTCCGCGTCGGCGGGAGCGGCCGCGGGCTACTACCGGCAGGCGCGGGCGGCGGCCGGGGTGAAGGGCCCGGTCACGGTGGCGCACGCGCCGCCTGCCGGCCTTGAGCAGGTGACCGCGTCGGTCCGGTGGGCGACGAAGGGCCTCTGGTCGGCGCAGCCGCAGGCTGGCCCGGCGAAGGTGCTGCTGCAGGGCGCCGCGCAGCGGCTGGCGGCCGCGCCGGGCCGGGACACGATCACGGCGGCCGTTGCGGGGGACCGGCAGGCGCGCGGGTGGGCGCGGGTGACGCGGCCGGGGTGCTGCTACTGGTGCGCGATGCTCGCCAGCCGGGGCGCGGCCTACAAGAGCCAGCAGTCGGCCTCTTTCGAGGCGCACGACCATGACCGGTGCACCGTCGAGCCCGTGTTCGGGGCGTACGAGATGACGGCGGATGCCCGCGCCTGGCAGGCGCTGTGGCGCTCGTCGGCTAAGGGCCTCTCGGGTGATGAGGCCGTCAAGGCTTTCCGGCAGGCGTTCGAAGGCCGGGATTAGGCCCCGCACGGGGCGCAAGTCAGGCCGCGCAAGCGGTCACTCCGCACGGAGGAATCAGCATGACCGAAGGACAGATCGCGACCGATCCGGCAGCGGAACCCGAGGCCGGCACGGATGGCGATCCGGCTGCACAGCCGGAAACAGACTGGAAGGCCGAGGCGGCGAAGTGGGAAAAGCGCGCCAAGGCAAACGGAGAGACCGCCAAGGCGAACGCCGCGGCGGCTAAGAAGCTGGCCGACATCGAGGCGGCGAACCTGACCGCGCAAGAGCAGGCGGAAGCGCGGGCGAAGGCAGCTGAGGCGAAGGCCGCGGCGGCCGTCGAGTCCATCGCGGCGGCGCGGCTCGAGGCGGCGCTTACCGGCCTCGTCGACGACCCGGCGGCCGAGGTCGCCGACCTGAACATCAGCCGTTTCCTCGGCGATGACGGCCAGGTCGACCCGGAGAAGGTGTCGGCGCTCAAGGCGCGGTACGCGTCGCGCGTGCCGCCGTCCGGCCCGCGGGCCCCGGCGCCGAACCCGGCGCAGGGCAACGGCACGCGGCAGCTGACGCTGACGGAGATGGTGGCCGAGCTCGAGCGCAAGCCGGGCAGGTCGCGCGAGGAACAGCGCGAGCTGGGGCGCCTCAAGGCGCGGCAGCTCGCGCAGATCAGGCAAGGACAGGCTTAGGGCATGGTGCCCGGCCGTGAAAGGAAGGAATCCCCATGGCTGTTAGCGGCGTGGGCACCACGTACAACCTCCCGAACTACCACGGGCAGCTTTTCGAGGTCTCCCCGACGGCGACCCCGTTCTTGTCGATGATCGGCGGGATCAACGGCGCGAAGGTCATCCGCTCCAAGACGTGGGAGTGGCAGACGGTGGGCGTGCGCTCGGCGTCGGCTAACAACGTCGTCGCGGAAGGCGCGGCGGCCCCGACTGCGAGCGAGCAGGCGCGGTCGAACGTCTTCAACGTCACCGAGATCCACCAGAGCAAGGTGTCGGTGTCCTACTCCAAGCTCGCGGCGACGCAGCAGTTCAACGGCCAGAACGTCGGCGCCGAGTGGGACGACGCGGTCATCGACGAAGAGCAGCTCCAGATCAACCAGGAGCTCAAGGCGATGGCCCTGGACCTGGAGAAGTCGTTCCTGTCCGGCGTGTACCAGCTGCCGACCGACAACAACAGCAACCGGCAGACCCGCGGCATCCTGTCGGCGATCACCACGAACCTGTGCACGGGCTCGGCGGCGGCGCTCACCACTGCGATGATCGAGACGACCCTGCTGAAGTCGATGTGGGACCACGGCGCCCCGCTCGACCAGGAGAACACGGTCATCATCTGCGACAGCGAGTCGGCCGGGTACGTCAACAAGCTGTACTCGACAAGCTCGTCGCTGTCGGCGCCGACCCGTGACCGCACCATCGGCGGCATGGCGATCAAGACGATCACCACGATCTTCGGCACGTTCGGGGTGGTCATGGACCGCAGCATGCCGGCCAAGACGCTGCTGGTCGCGGACCTGTCGGTGTGCTTCCCGGTGTTCACGGAGGTGCCGAACAAGGGGGCACTGTTCGTTGAGCCGCTCGCGAAGACGGGCGCCAGCCAGGACAGCCAGCTGTACGGCGAGATCGGCCTGGAGTACGGGCCGGAGATCTACCACGGCGCCCTCGTCAGCTACGCCGCGGCGTAACTGGTGACCACGCTCGCGACCACGGCGCAGCTCGCGCTCAAGCTCGGCGTGACGCTCGACGACGACCGCGCGCAGCTGGCCCTCGACGAGGCTGAGGCGCTGCTGCTGGGCGTCGTCAGCCCGCTGCCCGCTGCCGCGTGGGTGATCGAGCTGCGGATGGCGGCGCGGGCGTTCCCGAACCCGGCGGCGGTGGCGGCGATGTCGGCCGGCGGCGCGTCGGCGTCTTGGCCGTCGCCGGGCGGGGTGTACCTGAGCCGTTACGACAAGGCGGACCTGCGCCGCATGGCCAATTCAGGTAAGGGCGCGTTCAGCGTGAACACCGCACCCGATGCCGGGAAGGGCTATGTCGACCCGCTGGCGCCGGGCACCGTCGACGAGGCGGAGCGGTTCGTGCTGGACCAGGGCATCTTGTGAGGTACGAGCCGGATCACGCGGGCCTCGGCGAGCTGCTGCGCTCGGGTGAGATGCAGCAGGTCATGCGGGGTGTCGCCGGGACCGCGATGGCGGACGCCGTCGCAACCGCGCCGTTCCGCACCGGCGAGTACAAGTCCTCGTTCTCGGTGCACGTCACCGATGCGGGCGGCCGCAAGGGCGACCGGGCTGAGGCCGACGTGATCAACGACAGCGGTCACGCGGTCCTCGTCGAGTGGACCGATGACTTCCACACGCTGCGGAACAGCGCGGAGAGGCTGGCCTAGTGGGCGACTTCCCTGACCCGGAACTGGCGGTAATCGACGCGGTGGCCAGCCTGTTCACCGCCGGCGTCACGTACGCGGGCGCGCGGACGCTGGTAAGCATCGCCTCCGGGAAGATGCCGGCGGTGCGGGCGATGCGGACCGGCGACTCGGGCAGTGACGACGTCACCGACCGATCGCTGATCAGCCTCACCGTGTTCGGCGCGGACGCGGGCACCGCCAAGGCGCTGGCCGAGGGCTGCCGGGACGTCCTGGTGCCCGGCTACGGCATCGGCACCGCGCACGGGCTGATCGACGCCGTCCGCCAGGACCAGGGCCCCCGCCTGGCGACATCACCTGACACCGCGCAGCCGCAGGCGGTCACCGCCGTGTACGAGGTGTCGATGCGCAGGGGCGCATGACCACCGCGCCTCATGAACTGACGAGTTACCTCACGGAAAGGCAGTGCCAATGCCCGGGACCACATTCGCCGCGCTGACCGCGCCGAACGATGCCAACGTCCGCAAGCCGCTCAAGGGCGGCATCATCTTCGGCCCCATGTCGGCCACCCTCCCGACTGCGCTCACGTCGGGCTCCCCGCCGGCGCTGCAGTCGCTGACCGGCTGGACGGGCCCGCTGGGGCGGCTCACCACCGACGGCGCGACCCGCGGCACCGCGGTCACCGCCTCCGACACGACCGGCTGGGGTGAGGGCGTGCCGGCCCGGGTCGACGTGATCGCCAGGGTCCGGACGCTGAAGTTCGGCGCCCTCGAGGTCAACAAGAACGTGCTGTCGTTCTTCTTCCAGGCCGACCCGGCGACCCTCGTCCCCGATGCGACCACGGGGGAGCTCGCGGTTACCGACACCGGTGACCTGAGCCTGGTCAGCTACCGGATGATGCTGCTGATGCAGGACGGCGCGGCCGGCAGCGAGTTCTGGTTCGCGGACCTGCTGCCTAAGGCGAGCATCACGAACTTCGAGGACCTCGTCTTCAAGCCGGACACCGCGGTCATCCACGGTGCCACGGTCACCGCGTACATCGACTCCACGGCCGGGTACGCCTACAAGAACATCTGGTCCGGCCCTGGCTGGCTGGCGAACAAGACGGCGATGGGCTTCTGACATGACGAGGCTCTCCGAGCTGGTCGCGCAGGCGGCGAAAGACCCGTACGAGCTCGACCTGGAGGACGGCGGCGCCGTCATCGAGATCCCGCAGCCGACGTGGGCCGGCTGGGTCGCGGCGCTCGCGCTGGACACCGACACGGAGATCTTCGCGGCGCTGGGCTTGTCGCCGCAGGACGCGCAGCGGGTCAGCGACGCGGTGAACGGGGCGCCGATGAGCGTCCCCGGGCGGCTGATCGACGACATGCGGAACCACTTCCGCCTGGGAAAGCAGAAGCCCTCGCCGCCCTCGTAGAGCGCTACGAGGACGCGGTGAGGGTGACGCTGCGCCGGTTCGGCGGCGGCACCTGCCTTGACGACGTGCTGGCCGGCAGGGTCAGCGTCGATGAGGCCTATGCGCTGCTGACGCTGTCGCCGCGGACGTCGCCGCTGTGGGCGGCCGTGTACGCCGACCCGGAGTTCGAG